CTACACGACGCTCTTCCGATCTCTCCCAGAACTCGAGAAGACATCGAGCCGCCTGGCTGAATTGTTAGTAGCTTCCCGTCTCGGGATGGATGATGTGAGAGAGGCCGCGACCAAAAATGCCATGGTTCAAGTGAATATGGTTATTAACGGTCTACGTTCTTTGCAGTCCAAAATACAGTAGGTCGTTATGCATCTGTCTATTCCAACCGTTGAATACTTTTATGATGAGCTAGAGAAGATAGCTCTTAGTGCACCCGTAGCTGTGGGAGGCACTTTGGGAACCGCGTCTCTTTTAGCGACATTAGCAGGAGTTAAGTCGTCACAAAGAAAACAAAAGCAGCTGAATCAGGCCTTGGCTTACACTGGACGGATGCCTCCTGCTGCAGCCGCCAAAAGGCGCAAAAATCTTAACAGAGATGCTTTATTGGCTTCGGCTCTTGTGGGCGCTGGGGCCGCTACAGCCGGAGGAATAGGTACGCGAAGTCTTATGAAGAACGTACCTAAGTGGCGTAAGGCATTATCTAGTGCGTTGCGCGAAGAGGCGAGGGGAGTAAGTCGTGCGGCGGGCGAAGAATTCGGTGAGGGGGCTGTGTCTGGTGCCACGAAAAAAACTAAGGAAACGGTCGATCCACGTAATTGGTTTAAGAGGAAAACTTAATGGAGTACCCACACCGTAGATACCTTATGTATCTGCTCTCAAAGAGGTTTACCTCTTATGAGATTGCCGCTTCGTGTACGGCAAGGTACCTGATGGTTCCAACTGAGGACTCACTCCAGGCGCTCTCGGCAGAACTAGGAGATCCTCCCAATAGCTGGGAACCGCACTACAATTACAAGAATGTTACGTTTCGTAGGTGGCTCCGAGACCGAGGACTACACGATGCGTGGAAGAATACGCCACAGGTTCGGATGGCGGACAAGTTCTTACACGCAGGAACTGTGCGGAAGGACTTTGAGGCGCTTGTTGCTGTTCATGGGGTAGTAGAACGCGCCAGGACCGAGTTATTGTTGAAGCATCCAGAGAAGCTTGTTCCCTCAATACCGAATCTGGAGACCTTTTATTATCTGTACTGGAATCTTGGCGAGATGTCCCAGGGAGGCCTCTGGGATTTTATGGAAGCCAACGAAGAACGTAAAGAACTTCTTCCGGCCTTGGCGGGGGAGATCGCTACTACTTATGGAATGCTTGGTTTACGTCAACGTGTTGACGAGATGGAGCTCATTGATAATTTTATTGCGTTCACAAATCAGCAAGTACAGGCTACTCGACGANCTGGAGGAGAGTGCAGTGGCCAACGCGCGCTCGGCCTGGCCGCATTATTCCGACAAGCAGCAGTCGCTGCCGAACGTAGAGAGGAGATCTCACAAGAGGTAGAGAGTACTACCATGCGAAAAGATGCACAGGCATTTAAGCTTCGTATGGTAAAACGAGCAGGAGCTATTCCATCACTGGACGAGTTAGAAGAAGGACCTATAGATATAGATTTTAAGGAGGTCGACAATGTCCGAAAATTCCCTTCCCGATAATGGACTGGCGTTAAAGTTTGATACAAAGCAATGCGTATTCTTTGACGTTGAGTATGCAGATCAGGGAAATGATATTATTTACCATTTTCTGGCCACCCTCTCAGGGGGACGTGGTTTGTGGACGGAGCAGAGCCAGAGTTGTTCGGCAAAGCACTCGAGAATGGTTTTCGTGCAGTTTTGCCCGATGACGCAGATGTCCGAGCAGAGTACACAAGCCCGCGTGAGTCCTTGGCACTTCTTCGATATGGAGAAAGTACTGACAAGGAAGCAAAACCGCGTGAGACTTACTACGTTCGTGTGGTAGGGTGGGCAACTAATCCAATGTGTGACCGATTCCTAAAGAATGAAGTGTTCACGCACGTAGAACAAGCGGTGAGGAAGTCCTTATGATTATCACAAGAAAAATTACCGGAGTGCAGAATCTCGCTGACTTTCTGCGTGGAACGCCAGTGTCTTCCGGCTCTCAAGGAACAAACACGGCCGCTAGTCCTAACTTACAAGACTCTACAGGGAATGGGGGTTTTGCAGATGTAGTTATAGGTGATCGCTTCTATATATCGGGGGAGTCAACTGCGACAACGTTTCTGGTGCTAGTTAAGACGGATGATAATAACGTTACCCTAGATAACAATATCGTTAATGCGAATACCGCTAATGGATTGTGGCGTGCTGTAAAGAATAATGCACATGATGCCAGTAGTCTTTCGGTAGGCCCATTACCCATCGGGCCGGATGATGCATTTTTGGTTGCTTATGATTCTGCAACCTTTGGTGTCTGACGAAGTCTATTCCATTGTTCAAATTCGGTTTCATGTGGTTTAGGCCACCAAGAAACCTTAAGCGCGCCCCGGATTAAAGTTTGGTCACCGTTCTCGTCGTCATCCCATGTGATACCCGGAGGGAACTTTTCAATCCTGGCATCTACAGCCGTATTCTTACAATGTCTTTTGATCCAATCAGAGATAAAACGGCGTATTGACTTGTCTGTTTTGTCCTCTTGATGGAAGTATTTAATTGGGATTCTTGCGATGGTAATATCCCCCTCCCTCATAATTTCAGCTGCAGCAAGAATACGGCCGTGACTTATTTTTGTTAAGGTTTGGAGTAGAGGATCTAGGTCTAGGTTAGAAATTGGCACGAGTTATTCCATTACATTTAAATACTGCAGTAGATCTTACTCCACTTGAGATGGCGGAGTTTTCTATACGACATAAAGGAGAGCCTCTTTCGTTAGACAAACGTCCGTGGCTATGGCCGATTTATAATATGCCGGTAACGTCCCAGGCAGACGGAAACATGAGAAGAAAGTTGCTCCTGATCTTCGGGCGACAGTGTGAAAAAAGCACGACGATCGGCAATATGAATCTCTCTTTGGCAAATCTTATTCCTTACCTTAGGGCACTGTACGTCACNGCNTCTTCCGAGCAAATGCGTGAATTCTCTGATGAAAGATTACGAGCTGTAATTGAGGACAGCCCAGTTCTCAAACAACTTGCAGGGTTAGTTCCTGGAGGGGATAGACAGGTTCAAAATGTTCAAACAAAGCGGTGGAAGAATAAATCGAAGATCCTACTCAGGTCCGTTTATAAAAACCCTGACAGGGTTCGTGGTATTGCCGCTGATTTATTGGGAGTAGACGAGCTCCAGGATATCGTTACAGATTTCCTTCCTGTTATCGAGGAGACTCTATTCCATTGTGAAATAGAGAATGGGCCCATATCAATTTATTCAGGCACCCCTAAGACTTTTGATAATCCACTTGAGTTCTATTGGTCCCGGTTCTCTACGCAGAATGAGTGGATGGTGCGCTGTGATGGATGTGGCAAATGGTCCACGATCGAGGAAGACAATATCGGACCCACCGGCCTTATATGCATAAAGAATACATCTGGGGGTAGATGCGGGCACCGACTAGACCCAACGGGAGAGAAGGCTCGTTGGATACGCACTGGCAGAGAGAATCAGGAGTGGGAAGGATTTCGCTTACCCCAGCCGATTGTAATCTATGCCAACGCAGAGAATTCCGAGATATTTAATCGGATGTGGCGAGGCCTTTTAGATAAACGAAAAAGGTATCCTCGGCCCAAGTTTGCTAATGAGGTCATGGCACGTTCGTATGACCAGGGGACAAAGCCGGTTACGTATGAGGAGGTTAGACGATGCGCCATCTCTAACTATGACCTTGTTCTCGAGCCTAGCAGTGGTATCTGCAGTGCCCCTTCCTGGGCAGGTGTTGACTGGGGAACGGGCGGTGAGAGCTTCACGATTCTCTCTATATGGAATTATGATCTCGAAGGAAGGTTTCGTTTACTCTTTGCTAAGAAGTACGAAGGAATAGAGGCCGACCCAGACCACTCCGTAAAAGATATAGTGCGGTGGTGTAGAAAGTTTAGTGTCACAAGAATTGGCTGTGACTGGGGTTTCGGCTTTTATTCAAATGCACAACTACAGAAAGCGTTTGGTGCACATAAAGTAGCCCTTTATTACCACTCGCATGGGCAGAAAGAAAAGGTGAAATGGGATAAGCACGGGTGTAAGTTCATCACACATAGGACCCGTGTGCTTCAAGATGTTTTTAGTCTTATTAAACGTGGCCCAGTTTCTGGTGGTATTGCTTTTGTGAATTGGGATCAGATGGAAGATTTTGCTATGGACATCTTAGCCGTCTACTCGGAGTATTCCGAGAGGTCACGTTCGTTGAAGTTTGATCATCCCAAAGGTGTTCCGGATGACTTCTTACATACTTGCTGTTACGCCCTCTTAGCATCCCAGTTTGAGCGAAGACGTCCTGATTTAAACGCGCCAGGTTTAAGGGCGAAAAAAGGGTGTATAGTCGGATCGACTATACACCACTATGGAGGTAGGCCCTAGAGGCCGCCCCCCTCCATGATGCGGAGCTCCACATCGGAGCCCCCGATGTCAGCGACGTCCTCCGAGGAGGAGGACTTTCCGCGGAATAACCAGCCGAAGCTGATTGTTCCGATGACCCCAATAGCAACACCGATGGCCGCCGTAACGGCGGTCCTCCTCGGTTGCGCCATTGGCGCTGGGAGCCAACTGTCCTCTGAAACTACATTTTCATCTTTCATCTCATCTCCTTTGGCGCCATCGGCGCCGTTCTGTGCGCCGTTTCCGGCGCGGTTTAAATCATCCAAACTCATTTTAATCTCCTCCAGTCTCTCTGGAATTTCTCCCAGGTCTGGGATTGAGATTCCTATGTTTTCCTCAACGATGGTTTCCCATTCGTTGAGCTCCTCGCGGACGCCCTCTCGGACGGCATCAACGAGCATTTCCCGATGCTTCGTTGCTTTTTCTCGAGCGGCCTTATTGGCCGCTTTGGTCGCTGCCCCTTTTTGGGCGGCGGTCCTTTCTTTACCTTTCTCACCGGGCATAAGTCCTCCTTAGAAGGGGGGTTACATTTCCCTTCCTCATTCAACTTATGTAGGAAAAACCTGGGTATTTTCACTTTTGGGCGTTTGTAGCGATAAATCCTGCTATAAACTTTTCAATGGCCCCGGGTCTTATTTTTACTTGATCTAGTAGAACGTTTGCCCTGTCGTAGGGAAGTTCTGTGGGTAATTTCGTAGCAGAATATATAAGTCCATATACTCTTTCTTGTGCGGTAAGAAGTCTGGAGTGAAGGACATCCATTCCATTCGATGGATAGGAGTTGTTAGCTTCAACATAGCGAAGCATTCTGCGCACAAGGTCAAACATTGGGATCCATGCACGATCCCCTTTTGTTTTGCATAGAAGTTCAATATCTTCTTCTCGTATACAGACAAGTTCATCTGCTATTTCCATCATCTTTTTGGCTAGACCAACCAGGTCGTGACAATTCGTTCATGATGGTATGCCGGAACATCAAGAGGTCTGCCTCTGTTTTTTGAGGCTTCCTCGCCCCGAAACCTAAACCAGACTTTAGAAGTTCAACTGCTCTTTCTAGCCTCTTCACATCCTCTTTAAGTTGACTAAATTCCTCTCTACTTGGAGCGAGGTCTTGCGTCTTGCTCATGTAGAGTGCTTCAATGTCCTCTTGTGGGATGTAGACTCGCCCTTGATTATAGATTTTGCGTATCTTACCGTTCTGGATATAGTTCCCCACGGTCCTCGTGGAGACTCCCAAAATATTGGCGGCTTCTGACTTGGTATGGAACCCTTGCATCGCAGTAAAGATAACACGTTAAACGGATCATCACTTAGCTTCTTGACGTGGTAAAACATCATAAGTGCGGAGAGAACAGAATGGACTTTTTGGAAAAACTCGCAAATGTGCCACGTCGACGAGGTTCATCGGACCAGCTTAAGTTACTTGGTAAACGAGCAGCTGGTGCGTATACACGGGGAGAAGTGAATTCTTTGTCCGGCGCAGTAGAAAAGATAGTTCGTGAGGAGGGGGATCTTAATAAAGATCAAATCCGAAGGATTTCAGAGGCGGCTAATCAATCTACTTGGAATGAGATGTTTCATGAAGGCGGGAAGCGCGATACGCACTTTTCTCCTGCCGACGCAGATTCTGTTATTGAAGCGGTCTCTGAAAAAGCGGATGAGATTGAAGCGCCAAATATGGATTATTTAAAGGACCCGCCCAAAGGCGAGTTGTCAGATTCTGCCGATCTAGAAGCAGCCTTTGCTTCCGAGGGCGGGTCCTACCCTTCACTAAACCCTCACGCAGATCTTGAGGGCACAAAAGAAACGCTGAAGGCTGCTAGCGACACTATGCGCTACAGCACAGATAAGCTCGCATATGCATTGCGTGATGTGGACGTAGAATTTTATGATCTAGTTAAACAGGCTCATCTGAAATTTGATCACGGAATTGTACAGATAGCTCAGGCTATTTGTAATGTTGTTGATTCTCCTTCCTTTGCTGAGGAGATCATGAAAACTTCTGCAGATCGTCTACGTTCCGAGGGAGTAAAAATCAACCCATCAGTTGAACTTGAAAAGCTATCTCATGCAGTCGTTGTCGATTCTGATCATCCTCTTTTGAAAGCAGCGGCAAAGTATGAGAAACTTGCTTATGCATACCATAGAGCAATCAAAGCTAGAGATGCATTAGAAGATGAGAATCGTCGTGTGAGTGGAACCTTACGAGATAAGCTTCGGGGTAATTGATGGAAGATGAAGTCTTTCCAAAATCAGCAGGTATTGTTGGTAGCATAGGGAAAGGTGCATTGGGGTTAGCAGCTAAGCACCCAGTTACTGCTATTATGGGTGGCGTCTTCTTGCCAAGTACCCTGGCGGGCGTAGCTCATGCAGGTAAAAAGCACAAGGACAGGGCCAAGAACATAACGCAGCAGAAGGTGCAGCAATTAACTCCGAGGAAACTTATGCCTCAATACCAAAAATATGCTTTTGATTTAGATGAGATAAAGCAGACACAGAAAATCGCATCTGTTCTCTTACGAAAACAAAAAGAAGTGCCGAGCACCTCTTTAGATGTCTATGGCAAAAGTGGAGAACTATACCTTAGTAAGATCGCATCCTCCGGTAAGTTAAAAGGTATCTGGAGTGCCTTGAAAGGACTTAAATCAAAGGAAGCACTCGGGATTGGCGCTAGCCTGGCAGCCGGCGCCGCTTTAGTGGGGAGTGTGCAAGGATTGATCACACATGGAGCAGGTTCAGCTTACGAAGGAACTCGTGTATTAGGACGAGAGCGTCAATACAAACGAATGCTTAAGGCCGACCCCACCCTGAAAGAGGATCCAAGAGCAAGACAAATGTTTGGTGTTATACACAGAGCAAGTCCATATCTTTCTAAGGAACCCGTATTAGCTGCTGCAGTTGTTCGACAGATGACTTCCGCGCCTTCTTTTGTAGAGGGAGGAATTCCTCATGTACCTCCTGCTTTAATTAGAGACGTTCTTAGCTTACAAGAGAGTCGTCAAAAGACTAAATACCCAGCTATACAATCATCTCTTGGCAGTTCTCCTATGAAGCCGATGGATATAGCTTCTCTCGCATCAGGATAGTTTAGTGCACACCAAAGAAATTCAATTCAATACCCAAGATTCCCTCGGCCAAGTATTCGCCGAGTCTTTGGATATTACTCCTTCTGGGGCAGGGTTAGAAAAAATTGCTGGTGAACTTCATCCCGAACTAGCTCAATACATTAAAAACCTACGGCCTGACCCTAAGTATCAATACGTTCTTATGACTCCCATGGGTGCGTTCGAATACTGGGGCATGAATGTTAATGGTGACATTTTCCCAGAGATCTCTTTGTCTTACGGAGGAAATGGAGATCCCGTTTCTCTGATTAAGGCACTAGAAGAAAAGTGGCTAAGTCCTTTTGGTAAGAGAGTTCCTCCTGGTAGGTATACTAACTTCGGGTACAAGACTTTTTTAGGCGCAGACAGATATAAGCACCATGTAAACAAAGACCCTAATCTATCCTATGGAAGAATCCCTCTTGCTGTGTGGAATCCCCTCATGCACAGGATAGAGCTCATTGTTCAGCATGATAGAGAGAAAGCAAAAGCTGTAGGTGCCGAAGAGATTATTCGTGATTTAGACGAGGGTAAGTCCAGACAAATTAGTATGGGATGCAAAGTTCCATTTGATGTCTGCACAGTTTGTGGCCACATTTCACGGACACCGAGAGATTACTGTGACCATCTCAGGTTTTCTATGGGAACCGTGAGAAATGATGGAACCCTTGTAGGGGCAGTGAATTTCTTTCCTCGCTTTTTTGATTTGTCGGATGTTTTTGTTCCGGCAGCGAAAGAGTCAGGAGTTCTTAAGAAAGTTGCGTCCGCAGGTATTTGTTCCTATGCGTCAATTACGAAAGATCCTAGTACGGGAAATGTGACGCATATCAATGGGGAGCCGTTAGAAAAAGTAGCCTATGTTAAGGGCGCTGCGTCAGACAAAGAGGCAGAGATTAAAAAAGAGGTCTTGCCTAATGCTGGGTATAAAGCTGTACGTGATGCATGTAAGTGCGAAAAAGATATCCCGTTAAAATCTCTTCGTTCTGGCCGTCTCCCAGAACTATTAACAACGCTTGGAATGATGGGCGTTGTTATGAAACCGCATGAATTTCAATATGCGCTATTGAATCGTCTGGGCCGAGGGGATATGGCTCAAAAGCTTCATTCGGATAGAAAGGTGTTTCGGGTTATGCCCAGCGCACCGAGATCCTCTTTTGAGGCATCGGATTTTAATCCTCGTTTAGCTTCTTTATTGTCATCAATTATTCCAGGTCGTTCTGGCTTCTACCCACATATTCCCAAAAGGATTATAAAAGTGGTTGTTATCAAAGCTACACCAAACGCGCCGCGCGCAGTAGTTGATGGAGATCCTATATTGAGTAAGGTAGCAGAAGCATATAGCTCTTATCGGAGTGCTTTTAGGGACCTCGGAAAACAACTCAACCTTGTCGTTGAGCGCAATCCGTTGTACTACCATGATCACTTTTTCAGTGAACTTTTAACGGACCACATGGAAAAGATGTCTTCATCAGCTCACTCTCTTGGGTTGTCTACACCCCTCGTCCCGTTGTACCTTTACAACGCATACGGAGAAACAGTTTCAATCCCACCAAATTCGTGGGGCAATAAACTCCACACCCAATCCCCGGCTTCCGCACTTATGCAACCGGTTTTGTGAGGTATCATGGCGCTAGAAAGTCTTCTCGAATCCCTTTATAAACAAGACCCTATTATTGGGGAGACAGAAAAGACCGCAGAGTCTGTTTTGCTCGCGGGGTTAAAGTCCTCGAACCAAACTGTGTCTGAAAATCCATATGCTTCTTTTAGCGACGCTGATTTGCTTAAGTTAGCACAAGACGTCCTAGGCGAGGAAACTGTAGAAGATGACTCTTCGGAGGAGGCACAAGAAGTGTCAGAACCCGAAACTGCGGAAGATTCCACTAAAGAGGCATCAGCAGACGAGGCCGAATTGGAAAAGATCGCATGGGATGTGCTTGCTGGTCAAGTAATGGCACATTCTTGCGTGCACGAATTTGGCGCTATTAAGATTGCTCTTGCAAACGGCGTTTGCCGCGTTTGTAAAGCGAATCAACTAGACGTAGACGGATCTTCTATCTGCTCTGCGTGCACTTCTTCGGACGATTGATTCAACTACCTGGTTGACTTACCATATGCCTTACCGATACTTTGCTCAAGAGATCATAAAAATTGCAACGACCGACGTACCTCCTATCCCGCGCTATCGTTTTGGTATCACTTCTCGCAGTGGTACCAGCGCTCGCGTTAAGAAGACTGTCGAACCGCGTGTTAAGGCGCCGAAAACTCTCCCTTCCGGTTTGTCTAAGATCCCCTCAGCATCAGGTAAGACGAAGGGTACTAACTTTTCCAAAACTCAGAACACTGTCCCAAACCCTACGGGCGGCGAGACACTGGTAAGATAACCAGGTGAGGATGTAAATGGCGATTCCTACTTTAAATGAAATGATAACCGCCGCTATTTCAGCGGCGGAAGAACCCACATCCTCTGACGCAGTAGACGCGGAGGTTCAACAAGAGAAGGTTGCAAGTGATGCAACTCTTTTGGAGCTCGCAGACATTGAAAAGCTCGCGAGTGCATGTGAGTTTATCGGCCAACGAGGCATCGAGAGCTTTGTTAAAACTGCAGCCGGGATATCATTGGAAACAAATGATAAAGCTACTGCAATTAAAGCTGTCGATACAATGGGCAAAGAGACGGGAACTCATAATCCCGCGCTAGCGTCTAATGAGGCAGCTATTAAATATACCAAGAAAGAGAAAGCAAAATCAGTTTCTCCTTCCCTCTCAGCAGTTCTCGATGAAAAGCCGTTTGGTGACAATGCGCTTAAGAAAAATTTGAGCCATACTGAAGGCGATAAAAACATTCACTCAAAAGCAGCTCATGATAAGGATGCCTTGGTGGCAGAATTAAATCGACGAGTCGCTTTGAAGCAGCAAGGAGTCGCTGATGTTCAGTAAGATTGCCTCACAGGATGTGAACGGCATCCTTATTAAGTGCGCTAGTTCTCTTCGAGACCTCGCTGCCGAAAATATCTCCCTTAGAGACCAACTGGCTGACTTAGAGAGAAAAGACCATGCCGAAAAGATTGCAGCCCAGGCTGTATCTCGAGGAATTATGGATGAGTCCGAAGCATTTGATTATGCCAAAGGCTTGGCAGAGGGAGACAAAGACCTCGAGATGGTCGAAGAATTTGTCAGTCGAACAGTTCAAGGTGTCCCTCTCGGAGAACCACTACAGAAAACAGCATCCGATGATCTTTGCGAAGGCGAAACGTTGGAAGCTAGATTTGCAACCTCACTTCTTTCTAGTGAATTTATCTAAGCGGAGGAGCTAATGCTTCAACTTTCATCCCCTGTCAATGATATCTACCGTCGGGACCTTCCGGTGGCAGACCCCACCATTCTGGACCCAACTGATGCTACTGCTGTTGAGCAGGGCGAATGGTTAGCCCTAGATGCAACTGGTCACTTGGTTCGAGTCGGCGCGGCTCCCCTTCCAATGGCCATGCAAGTATTCACCCAACGCGGTGATTACTCTTCTCAGGCAATTAGCAAGACCTGTGTTCTGCAATTGCACGAGTACGAAGGTGAAACTGATATGTTTGAAGACGCAGGCGGCGGCTTTGCGGTAAATGACATGTTGACTGTCCACACGATTACTGTTGACGGCGTGACGCGTTCTGGATTCATCCAGGCTGTTGCTGGCGGCACTGATTGGGTGTATGCAATTGTCACAAAAGATCCGGCTACCAATAACGGACGACTCGGATTCATGACGGTCTCGCCGTATAACCTGCCATAAACACTTACTTCGCTCTTCGGCGACCCTTTTTTGGAGGAAATTTTCATGTCCGAAGCATCTGCCTCAACCATTAATAGCCTATTTTCGGCTCATCTTGATACCATTGAAGGCAAGGAAAAAGTTGACTGCCGTAGCACAAGCCTACGTCCGTAGACAAGCTCCGGGAGAACGCGTTCTCACGGAAAATCCTTCCTCCTCAAATGGTTACCAAGAACGAAATGCAGGTATCCGTTAACCATGACACGCTTGTCTATATTGACGAGATTGAGCCGAATTCACGCGCTATGTCTATGACCTTCCGTGGTCAGCCGACTGCCCGTTTCATTCGCGCCCCTCGTTATGAGATCCCTATCTTTACGATCTCTTCCGAGCGATTCGAGAAGGTCGAGCAAGAACTGCTGTCTTACCGCATGCCTATTACGAAGGTCATCGAGGATAACTCCGTTAAGGATATCCAAGAGATTGAAGACTATCGTTTCCTGGTATTCGTTGAAGCAGCTGTCCAAGCTACCGGCCAAATCGTCCGCGGCGAGCAAGCAACTGATGATGCAACTGCGAATGGCGCCGGAACAGGTTTCCGTGGTCAAATTCAACGTGGTGACCTCATCAGCCTATTCAACGAGCTCGACGGAACTCGTCGTCGGTTGAGCAAGGTTCTCATCAACGAAGTTGATTGGAATGATGTTCTGCGCTGGACGATTGAGGACTACGGAGACACCGTTCAAGGTAAGGTCGTTGTTGATGGTTACACCTATGACCGAATCATGGGTCGTATGGTCGTTCGTACCGTTAAGACTGACATCCTTCAAACAGGGAATGTCTACGGATTTACTAGCCCTGAATGGCTCGGTAAGTTCCTTGTCCTCAACAACACTAAGTTCTACATTGATAAGGTTGCAAATCTTATTATGTGGCAGTGTTGGGAAGACATTGGCATGGGTCTGGGTAACGTAGCATCTTTGGCTAAATTGGAACTTTACAATGGCCAAGGTGGTGGTATTGATACCTCCGATCCTCTCATCCCCGAAGAGGATGTTGGAACTCAGGTGTTCAACCAGGCTGACGATGGAATTACCTTCCCGCAGGTATCTTCGTTCTAGAGTAGTCACCAGGAGTAGTAATGTCCGACCGACCCTTCATCGTGAGAAACAACCGGCCGCGGAAAACGGTAACCGTTTGCGGTCAGTTGCTAGCCCCTGCCATTCGTGGCGGGCGCTCGGAACTTCCGCTAACGGAACAAGAGTTTACCTCTGCGCCCGTTCAGCGTCTTATCGAAATGAAGCGTCTAGTCTGCGTTTCTACTCCTTCCGGTTGGGGGGAGAAGCCAAAGAAGCCTACGCCAAAGCCTAAAAAGGCTGCGGCGGCGCCTAAAGCTTCCCCTCCTCCCGCTCCTAAAGCGGCTAAGCCTAAAAAGGAAGCTGCACCTAAAGCAGAAACCTCTGCTGCCATTGTTCCGCCAGATGAGCTTCCTATGGAAGTAGCAGCTGATAAGGTGGACGATTCTCTTCTAGAAGACAAGTCTCGCAGCTGGTCTTATGATACATTGAAGCCACTTACTGTAAAGCAAATCAAGAAGGTTGCGAAATCTCGCGGCTTGAAGGTCGGCGGCAAGGAAGATGAAGTCATCAACCGCATCTTAGATGCACAAGTGGAGTCGTAATGGGTCGCCGCTCTCCCCTACGAAATGCACAGCCGAACTCCGTATCGGTATGTGGAAAGCTCTTACAGACGGGACAATCTATTCAAGTACCGGAAGCGGCCGTGGGCCCTCGAGAAAAAAGAATGGAATCTCGTAAGAAGATCTCAATTAGAAAGTCTAACAAGAAGGGCCACGTTCAGATCACGTGCACCCTTGGACGTTGATTTATGGCCCTCACCCCACCACTGACGACGAATGCTGCGTTTGTGCAGGAAGTGCGGGACTATATCCGAGACTTCCCCGAACTTAATCGCCTTATCTCTGGAGAAGAGTCAAGTAGTCGCATGATTGAATATTGTGTGTGGCTTGCTGTGGATGAGTGGAATACAACTCCTCCTCTATCCTCTCAGCAAGTAGCTAACTTTCCCTCTAGAACAATTCTTTTAGTCTTAACTATCATTTACATTCTTCAATCTGTCGGAGTATTAAAGAGTCGAAACCGGTTTACCTATAACGACGGAGGGTTCTCTGTCGTTACCGAAGAGCAGGATGATCGCTATCAGCGGTGGATTTCTCTTTTTCGGTCGCAAATCAATCCTAAGATTACGCGCCTCAAGGTTGCGCTTAATATTGAGGGTGGTTGGAACGCTGGTGTTGGCTCCGAGTATGGATGGATTAATGGATGGTATGGTTTCTCTTGATACTTTCCTATTTGATGTGCTCCACTGGGGGCNCACGAGGAGATACAATGAACGCCCTGCTTGCAAGCCTTTACGGTACAGGTCAAGAAAAGGTTGCCTCAGAAGAGGCCACAGAGGAGATTGATTTGTCCCAAATCTCTGCTGCAGATTTTATTACGGGATTAGAGGAAGGCAGCATCACTCTTCCAGACGACGAAGAGACGTCTACAGAGGATGTGCCCGAAAAGACTGCTAGTGATGAGTCCGAGGGAGACCTGGACTTGTCTACGTTGTCTGGCGCGGAGTTGCTTCAAATCCTGGGCGCTCTCGAAGAGCAACCGGAAGAGGAAAAAACTGCATCCGAAAGTGATGAGGAGTTAGACCTCTCTCAAATTTCGGGCACCGAGCTTATGCAGATCCTCTCTGCTATTGAAGAGGACGAGCAGGAGAAAACTTCGGAAGCTGTTTTAGAGAAGATGGCGGAAGATGGAGACCTCCAAAAGTGGGACATGGCCGGTCGAGTCATGGCACATTCTTTCCATCAAGAGATGCAAAAGATGGCCGAAACCGCTGAACCAGAAATGCCTGACGATATCGAAGTAAATCTCGATGAAATCACAGGTGAGCAGCTCGTAGCTCTCATGGAGAGCGGGTATGAATTCGATGAAGCAGATAAAACTGCCGATGCAAAAAGCGAAGTCGCCGAGTCAGCTTTAAAGCGCTGGTTTAAAGCGCCTCAAAGATCGTACGCTCAGTCTATGAAAGACCAGATGAGAAATTGGGACAACCCTGGGAAAGGGAAGGCTAGTAAGCTCAAAGCGCTTGGGAAAGCTATTGACGAGAATAGATGGCAAGCAGGCATTGCTGCCGGGGCGGGCACTACTGCAGTTGCTGCGCCCGTAGTTGGTGGCGTTGCTTTGTCACGAAAAAAGAAAGATTAAGGAGACTACTATGAACGAAATTCTTGCGGGTATCTACGGAACCGGCGGTATTGAGAAGACAGCTTCTCCTACTGGCGATGGTCCAATGACTCTTTCTGACCTGGCGTTGGCTATTACAGCCGAGCAGGTTGGCGAAGAAGTAGAGATTGAAAAGGTTGCATCTGTACATGATGGCGTGCTTGGCAAACTTATTGAGTTTGACCGTGCCGGCCGTGCAACCGCTCATGCAGAGTTCTCTAGTATGGAGAAGGCTGCTTCCGAGGGCGACACAGAAGCACTAGAATCTTTCTTTGCAGATATGCTTCCAGAGGAAGATGCAGAGGAAGATGTTTCAACTGCTGACTTGCGGGCAGCCGTAGTGGCGGAACTACAACGACGTGAAGGCGCGGAGTAATCCTATGAGTTCCTTAATAGACATTGGCTTCGAAGGTGAACTACAGAACATTGTAGATGCCTTTGTTGTTAAGGAAGCCGCTAAGAAGAAAGATAAGAAGCATAAAGGTCTACGTCGTATGGCCGGCGGTGCAGCTATTGGCGGCGCGGCCCTTGGAACCCTTGGAGCCCTAGTCGGCACAGGAGTTTCGCGAGGGCGTCTGGGCCGGAACACTGCAAAGGAAGTGATATTCGGCGGCGGTTCAGCTGCGCAAGCGACGGCGGTTAAATATGCCCCAATTCCACTTCTTGCAGCTCTGGGAGCGGCCTCGGGTGCGCCTACGGGCGCACAGGGCGGCTTGGTCTATCATGCCGCTAAACGCCCTTCTGATTGGCGTAAGAAGTCTGGGATGAAGACGGCTGGTGTCGCGAAAGAGCTCGCTGGTATGGCTTATCTTGGCGCTCACGTTCCCATTGGGTATATGGGACACCTTGCCGGTAAACGAGAACACCGAGAAGGTAAAAAGCCCCCAAAGTGGGGAGTTGGGAAGACTGTCGGCAGTCTGATTATCTCACCATACGGTGCCTACCAATTGGGTAAGCATATCGGGCACAATTCTGAATACGACCGTAAGGCCCAGCTTGCTGAGCTTAAGAAAGAGAAGAAGGCTGCTGCTGATAAGAAAGACTTGGTTAATTCTGCCTTGGCCGAGCTCCAGCGCAGAATGAATGTACTTCTTAAGGAAAAGCACAATGAGCCATCTGATGCGACTGTGCGTGGAATGTATGTGGAAAAGACTGCTGCTCCTGCTTGGTTAAAGAGGCTTACCCGGCGAGCCGGAAAGTGGGCACCCAAGTCCCGCGGAGGTCGTGCCCTTCTAGGTACGGGAGCTGCGCTTACAGCCGGTGCGGGTACTTATGGAGTTCACCGTGGCGGGCGTAAGAGACGGCGACGTAGATCTGCACTTTTGCCCACTAGCGCCACAACAGCATTTGCAGGATCTATTCCGACCAAAATTAAAAGCAGTAGGATCTTCAAGACACTTGTTCGCAGAGCATCCAGAAAGTTTCCTGATGTTCCTCGTTCCAAGATCGAGAAACTTGTTTATCAGGCCATGAAAGAGCGAGGCGTTCTAAATAAGATCTCCTCTGCCCGACCTGGTAGTCTCTATGCGTCCACGGAAATTACGGGTCATATGAAGTCGGGACAATAATGAATGATCCGAATACGCAACATTCGGGTTTACTCTACTGATAGGGACGCAATTACCGTTACCTGGGAGGTAGCGGATACCGTAGAGGATGTGAGCACCTACACAGTGTCGGTTCTGCGCTCTCAGTCAGCCACTGGTATGTACAATCAAGTCTCTCTCGACATGAACGCGGAAGATGTATTCCGGTTTGATGATCGAGGAGCGAATATCTTGTCCAAGTGGCGAGAGTTCTATTATCGCGTCAAGGTAACCAAAGTAGGGGGCGCAGAAGAGCAGGAATACGGCTCTACGCCGCCAGAGGAGGTCCTCCAAGGGAAAGACCCAGGGGGCGTCACAATGGGCGCATTGCCTGACCTAGAGGCCTTGGAGGCTATTCGCCGGTTTGGGCTAGTCCTACAAGAATATAGCGGCCGCACAGTCCTTCTCTTAAAAGAGCGCACATGGGGACAGCGATGTCTTCAATGTTGGGACTCATTGAAGAGACGTGTTTCTAGGTCGGATTGCCAAACATGTTTTCGTACTGGATTTAGTGGTGGTTATTTCCCTCCTACAGAAGTGAGGATGTTAAAGCCACCTCATCAAGAAGTTGTCGCGCTAACCCCTCTTGTTGAACTCCAGCCCAACGACGTAATTATGTGGTTCAATGCAGATCCTCATATAAAGCCTCGAGATCTTGTTGTAGACACGGAAATGCGGCGATGGCGAGCGATTAACATTCGGCGCTCCGAAAAGAGCCAGGCACTTACACGACAAACGGTGCAAATGCGTCTTATTTCTCGCGACCAAATAGAGTATAAAATCCCTGTTCGTGGTTGGACTCGTGATAACGTGACCGCAGCTGCGCATAGACAGTATATAAGAGCGACAGATGTGGATAGTTACCGAACCGCTGCCCAGGAGTTAGGTCTTGGGGAGATTAAGCCTAATCAGATTGAAGGCTTTCCAACTACACCGGAGGATGCATGAGTAAATTATTAGCAGATGCCTTCTTTGATGAGATGGAAAAAATAAGTATGAGTGATCGTACGGCAGCCAAAGAAAGACGAAAGGGGATCGCTATTGGTCTAGCTACTGCTTTAGGTGCATTCGGCACTGGTTATGTAGGCGCTAGATATTCACCTGCGCTTATGCAAAAGATTCTTGGGAGTCATAAGCCATTATCTGATAGAGCAAGAAGGATAATCATGGGCGCGTCTGGTATAACTGGGGCAGCCCTTCCTCTTGCTCTCGGAGGCTACGCGCATGAGCGATCGCAAAAATCAACAAGCAAATTACGCGCTTCAAGAGCAGTACAATCCAAGAACAGGAAATTGGATAAGCGACACAAAGGACATTCTGCTGCGGTTTCTACAGGATCTGTATTACCAACAACCGCCGGGTCAGGGGTGCTTCCACTTCGTCCCGGCTCCTCCGGGGGCGGCGTTGGGAAGCACAGACGAAAAGGAGACGGAGCTGATCATTACAGATCAGGCGCCAGTAAATACGAATTCCGTGGAAAAGCGCCCAGTAATTATACTCTCACGAGGACCAGTGGCCTACGGGAACACAAGTCTTGATCAACTTAGGAATTTGGAGTTTTCCACAGGAAAGCGCACTCACACCGATCTTCTTACAGGATCTTTTGTTATGAACTGTCTATCACCGGAAGGACTTGAAGCAGAACGCCTTGCAGTGATCACTGCAAAGGCGATACGATTCTATCGACGGAACTTACAAAAGGCAGGATTTTTCCATATTGGGGCGTTGGTTCAGGTGGGAGCAGAAACTCCTCCAGGATCCCTACTTGAAGGGGACTCTGCTTCTGACTGGGTTAATGTTCCCGTAACTTTTCCAATCTATTATCAAGAGGAGTGGACGGTAGAACAGGACGCGCAAACTCTCCAGAGGATAGTGCTTAAGGCACAAACAGTTTTTAGAAAATTTGATGGCTCTCTGCTAGTACCAGATGCGATCAATGAAGATGGATCTGTTAATGAGTCCTCTGAAGGGGTTATAGTCGCTGCCTGGACTGTACCGCCCTTACCGCCAACCCCGTAGGAGCATCCAATGCCCGAAATTCGACGACCTGGTGTTGAAATCACACAAGAATTTGTGACAACAAGCCCTTCTATTATCGAACCCACCCTTTCAGCTTGCCTGGTCGGACCGTGTTTTCAGATTATCTCTGCGTTTGACGATAACGGAGATCCTGAATCGTCTGCTTTTGCGGGGACATACAGAGATGGTAATGGGACGGTCTCTTACGATCTTCCCGGTCTGAAAGACCAAGCCAATATTTCCGGGTTTGAAGATGACATTAGGGTATTCCTTTTGCTCGGAAGCGCCGCAACGGAGCTTAATGGTGAAATTGATGAACAACTGCTCATCGATGATGCTACCGGCGCAACCTATACCTTGGCGGGAAGTGTTTTTGAAGACCTTACTGCGCTCTTTGAGCAGCTAGGTATCGAAGCAGGGGATGTGGTCAGAACTACTTATCTCGGACTACCTATTGATGTTCCCATCGCAGTCGTTCTTTCTGATACCCAGCTACAGCTTGAAGCTGGCCATCTGCCAGAAAACTTGACTGGACTGACTTATGATGTCGTTAGAGATGCCGCGCAGTTCATCGTATCTACCGGCGCATTGGCGCTTACTCAATTGGGTGACGCAGCCGACTTTATTCAATTCGATGTCTTGGCTGCTAGTAGCTATGCCGGCGCAGCGGGCGATAGTCTCTTTCTGCAGGTAGTCGAAAGTGAGATCTTTGCAAGTGGCGTGGATGGAGTAGTTGGCGATTGCATCTTTAATGCCGCTGGAGGCGTTGAGACCTTTACAGCGGATATCGGCCCTGTGGGGGCCGTAAGTGGATTTTCTTTATTTACAGGAGACCCTACGGCAGTCGCTCCCAATGGGCACGCGCTCAGGGACATTCTCCAAGTTGTTAGTGATACTCAACTTACAATTGAGACGGGTGAAGGCGCCGGCGGCTCTGGCCTAGAGTGGGTAGCGGGTTCTCAAGTCGCGACAGGCGCAGACGGAGCAACTTCAGGCGCGGGTCTAACATTTACATCTGTATCAGCTAACTTTCTAACTTCTATTCCCAATACTGGCGCAGGTACTGCACCTACAACGGCCACATTTATTGAGATTGGTGTGGACGGTATTGTACAGGTGGCTACCGTTGATAGTGATACGCAGCTTACTTTGACTACTGCCGCATCTAATCTACTTGCAGCCCAGGCGTATACAGTAATTGAGCAGGCAGCTAATGCTGCTGCGTCTGGCGCTACTGGGGCGCTCACTGACTTTGCCACTATTAGCGTAGACTTAACTACGCTGACAGGGACCCTTTCTGTCAACTTCTCGGATGTTACTGCTCCAGCCCTCACTGTTGTTGATGCAAATAATGGTACGTTAGCGCCAGCCAGTACTAGCGGTAACTCTCTTACCTTTAAGATTGTAGATACAACGAAGCCTTTGGCACTAACGTTTGACGCAGCTAATGATACTATTACGGTCCAGCTTGAACGTATAGCAGGTCTATCTGCAACGACGTTTGCAGAAATTGAAGATGCAATAACCAACGTTGCAGACCCTGCGCACAATGTGATTGTATCCGCCATTATCTCT